CATCATGGTCCTCCCGGCTTGCGCCGCGCCGCAATCATCGGCATTGCAAAATTGGCAAACTTCATCATGGCTGCTTGTTGTTTAGGATCTAACCCAGACATCTCACCAGCCTTACCCATTCCGTAGTTAATCGCAGCGTTTTGTACTGCTTGCCCAAGATCAAACTTCTGCCCCAGCAGTCCTGAAGTAATACCCGATGTAACAAGTGATTTAGCAGGCGTACCAAACTCGCCAAGACCTTTAAACATATCACCGGCAAACTGATTAATACCCGAACCGACCGCGCCCGATACAGCACCACGCTTAAAGCCTTGCCCGAAGTTACCGCCCATTGCTTTAGATAGGCCACCACTAACAACACCAGAAGTAAGTGCGTTTGCAGCAACGGGAGCTAAAGAGCCAAGGCCCATACCCGCTAAAGTGGTGGTAAGACCAGACGCAGCACCACCCAATAAACCACCAATACCCCCAAAGGGGAGCGTAGCAAAACCTGCAATCTTTAACGCTGTAGCTACATTCTTAGCGTCGGGGTGCTCGCCTTTGTAGTAACTAGGATCGCCAACGGGTACTAATTTATCACCCTGGGGGATGTAGGCTTGCGCCATACGCTCACGTTCTTTACCCCCTGTTTTACCGCCCATATACAGGATGACATTACCCGACGATAGTTCTTCAGGGGTTAGCGAATTAACATCAACCTCAACAGGTTTACCCTTATCGTCTTTTTTGTAAGCCTTGGTAAATGTGGACTTGTGGCCTAGCTGTTCACCAAACTTTTCTTTAAGAATGTCAGACGCAGTTTTATTTTCTTCTCTTTGACTTACGACATTACTAAGTTCTTCATCAGTGCCGTAAACATCTACCGACTTCTTACCAAAATCTTTTAGCCCAGCAAACGGATTCTCAAGTGCCTCACCAGCAGTCCAACCCGTAGCCGAAGCAGCACCTTTAGGCGTAGCACCATACTGCTGCGCCCTTGAAGCCAAATACTTCTCCAACCCTTGCTGCTGTTGGTAGGATTGCAGTTTGGCTAAAGCTTCTTGTTGGGCTGGGGTGAGGGATGAAGCCATTTCAGTATTTTATTGTGTTAAGTCATAAAAGGAAATGGACCCAACAGCGTCTCCCGTTGTTGCCCCTGACACGGTGCGAATGGCTAGCGTGTAAATATCACTGACCCCAGCAATCGTGGCCCCAAGTTGTAAGTCCCAGTTGTATCCCGTGGCTGCGCTGGTATTTTGTACGCCGCCTGATCCAGATGCCGTGACATAGTCTGTCTGAACAATTGTACCGCCCGTCATAGCCGTAGCTGCAACATCAAACTCTACGTTGGAATCTGAAGGGACTGTTGCCGCCCATGTAGCGCTTGTTAGTGTCGGATTTTTAACAAGTGCTATCTCGTAATTTTGGCTTGTAGTTGGGAGTGCTTGAACTCGATTGGGTAATACCACGGCACCTGTACGACCAGAAGCAAGCCTGATGGAAACTAGCGGCAGAAACGTTGTTCCAATAGTCCCACGAATTGTTGTACGCCTAGCGACATGGTCAATGGATGTCTGTTCAAAACCACCCTCTGATATAACAGAGCAGCAGATCTGTTTCATGGTTGCGCCGCTAGCTATAGCAGCCGTGGCTTCAATCTCATACCTAACAGGCAGGATCGCCGTGGTCATGTAGACATTTGAAATGTCGTTAGCATTATTAAACGTATGGCAGACAATATACTGACCGTTGATGATAAACCCACACCGGACTGACCCAACACCAAGCCATTCAAAATCCATCCAAAGAATCTGTGCTTTAGTGGTGTCTAAGGTAAATCCAGATTCACCGGTGCCATCAAGCTTATCGCCATTCCAATCAGCTTGATTCACAGTCCTTGCATCAGATACCGTACCTGTTACGGATGACCTTAAAACAAATGAATTGGTTGACCCGCTCTTTTGGAAGAACACACCGTTGTCAGCGTTAAAGTAACCAACGCGCTGTCTTAAGTTTGTCTGCGCTGCCGCCATGACAAAGGTCGCAAGTACCAGCAATCCTTTTCCAGGTTGGTAAGGAAAGACTCGATAGGTTTGCCTTATTGCCTTTGAGCCTGATGTGGTATCTGCTGCTAGAAGGACCGCAGCTTGACTAGAACTGTATGTAATGGATGCGCCGTTAACCGTTGACTCGCTGAATTGATTGTCCGCTGCATAGCGATTCTGGCTATCAAAGAGCGTATAAGGTTCACTGACACGCTGACGGCCAAACGCATCAAAATAAGTACCAGGAAACGTTACCGGAAAAGTTGGTGTCGTTGTCATAAGTCTCGCCAAAAGATTGTCGAGTCGGTTGAAGTACAGGCGTAATACGTTGTTAAGTCCTTCTTGATACCGCGAATCATATTGGAGTGGCGCAAGAGGTAGGTTGGGTGGCGGTAATCTTTCAACTTCGTAATCAGTGGTAACAATATAAGTCATGCGCCGCCTCCTGTTGCACGACCGTCAGGTTTCATATCAATCCTTGGTGCACCAAGCTGCCATGTTGTACCAACTTTATTAGAACGTACTTTGAGATATGCCTGACGCGCACGGAAGCGTGTATAGATTTGAGACGTAAACTCATCCACAGGGTAGTCAGCCGCTGAAACTGTATCTGCCGCAGGGGTGCCAGCAGGTGAACCAGAACTACGCTTGGGATAAATACTAAAAGTTACTTCGGGTGCTGAGTCATCAGTCGATCCCGTAAAAGTCAGATCAGGCACTGTACGGTAGACATACATGAAGTGGTCGCCGTCATCAAGGTCAAACTCAGCCGATTCAATATAAGCGTCAATAGCGGCTACAGTATCTCCGGCTCCATCGTCTACACCAAACTCTTGATTCAATATACGCCCGTTGTAGTCGGCAGACTGTGGATAATCTCTTAGTCCAGAATCAGACCACGCCGTTCGTGCCATCGTGCCGTAATACCAGACACGCTCAAGATAGTTGTACACCACGTAGCGATCAACCGTTGTGCTGTCAGCAGAGCAATAAAACCACCAAACCTCATTGAACCCTTCATTGGTTCCAGCAAATACTTGCAGGGATTGGATAAGATTAATGTCGCTGAACACATAGCGCCTCAAGTCACAAGGAAGCGTCTGTACTCGTCCATCATAGACGTAGAACTTATCAATACCCATCCAGTACACAACACCAGAGGCAAAAGCTGCCGCATTGGGACTCATGATGGAAATATTGTCGCCAAGCAACTGAGCGCCCCACACATAAGGCGCTCCGACAAATTGAATGGAATAAGCCGCAGAATCAGTGAGCGTAAAAATTTCTTGACGTGTCTGGACTGATGTAACGATTTCCGAGCCGTGAGATAAGCGCAGACTGCCTGACTGATTCGTAATAGCAGGTAGCCACATCGTGAGACTTTCTTGGTCTGCCCAACGTACAAGCATGGGATCTAAAAAACCGATACCCCCAGCACTATCGTCACACCCAAAAGCAAACAAGAACCGAGATATGTCAGAGACAAAAATGTAATTAGCCAATGTGGGGGCGTTTGATGAGCCAGCCAAAGACGTTATGTTTACTGCGGGAGAAGAAAGCCCAGATGTAGCGTCCCAATAATAAACAGCACCGCCACGAGGGTTAATAACAAGATCCTCACCCCAGTTAGATGAACTCCACAACCTAAGATTAATTGTGGACGATCCGCTGCTAAACCCCCATGTGCCAGTGCTCCACGTACTTGTACCCCAGCCTGTTCCAGAAGTTGTGATTGCAGCACCCGCAGGCAACCCTACAGGCGTTATGTCGTTATAAGCACCAACATCTTCAATATAATATTTTGTATTTGTGCCGACACCAAGCAGATTTGAATTGCCGTTAGTGACCCAGTTCCACAGGTTGCGGCACACACCATTAAACTGATTTGCTGAATAACGAACCCAACCGCCGATCTTCTCTGGCGTACCCTGACGAAAACGTACTTTCTCGGATACATACCAACCACCTTCGTTGGTGTATCTCGTGTTCTCGCGGTTAACTCCGCTCTTAAAAAGAAGTTTACGTAGGGCCATTATTACCTCATCAATGCAGCTTCAGCTTCACGCCGGATAACTAGACCTCGTAAGACTTTGCCGCCAGCTCGCACCCACAATTTCAATTGTTCTTGAGCACCAACCCAATCTTGTTGGTTAATTTTGCGCCTAAGCGTGGAAGTCTGCAATCTCCCAACACCGAGGTTATAGCAAAAGTCTACGATGGCATTGAACTTGCCCCAATCTCTATTTCGGATGGCTAAGGTTAATAAGATAGGACATTGCCGGATTGCGCCTGGGGCATAGGTATGCACAAGTTCGTGCATCAAAAGCTGTTCAGCATACTCCCTTGTGATTGGTGGGTCGTCTTTAGTTACTTTATCGCCGCTCTGATAATACGTAGACCCGTATCCAATTGTCCAGACACCAGCAGGGCATAGGTAAGGTTTGGATGAAAACCCCTCAAAGCGTTTGCATAGTTCTTTGGCAAGGTCAAGCTTCACGCAAGGCCCCTGACTTTTAACGTTCGATCAAGAAACCAATAGTTAAACGTACCTGCTACCAGCGCAGCAAAATCAGGCGACATAATCATCTTGAAAACTTCTTGCACAGGTAGTCCTTCCCGGCTGGCGAGGATGGCAAACCAGATATGAGAAGCCGACCAAATGGCAAGAATCCAGTAAGTAACTATGGGGCGGACAGACGCAGATAGTGAAGCCACCCAGCCACCAGCAGACTTAGCCATTTCCGATTGTTGATTGATTGCCGCTTCAAATGCAGTCATAACCCCCGTATCAATAGCTTTATCGCGCTCGGCGCTGATTTCGGCAAGCTTCATTTCCCCACGAACTTGTTCTAACTCGCACTGACGGCTGAACATGGAAAGCTCATGCTGACGCTCGTTCTTGCGATCAAGAAACTTTAAGACTTCCGGTGCAAGCCTAAACAGACCACCGAAGATGGAACCCATTAGACCGCCGCCAAGTAATTCAAACATCACTTGCCCCCTTTAATCCGTTCACGCTCTTCAAGCAGCCTGACTTTGACCTGTAGCTCGTTGATGTGTGTCATCAACTGCTCCTTCTGAATAGCACGTCTTTCGGCACTGATGGGCGAATCTG